CAGCTGCTTGTTGTTGAGCATCTCTACTTTCTTCAACTTTTTTACCTTTAAGTATTTCAGGTGTCACCACTTGTTCTTGTTGTGGTGTTGGAACTTCTTTTGGTTTAACATCAAATCCAAATAAGCGTTTTATTCCATCCCATTTTTCACCAAGCCAATCGGTGAATTTACCAAAATATTCTTTGATTTTATTTCCGATATTTGATAAAGTTTCTAATTCCCAATCTTGAAAGGCTTTGATGTCTTCTTTACCAATTAAACCAAAGGTTACTACTTCTAAAAATGAACCAATGATTCCTACTTGAGAAGCTTTCCATGCTTCCCAAATACTTCCAGTTTCTTCATATGTTTTGAAAGCATCTACGATACCATTACCAATTGAATAGATAGCCAATGCTGGTAGTGCTATTTTCCCTAAAAGTTTCATTATATTTTTAGGTTTGAAAAACACTTTAATATTTTTCATCACATTCTGAATCATCTTTCTAGGATTCAGAATATTCTCCATGATAGTGCTAAGAATTCCTTTTTTCTTTGTAGGTTCTTCTTTCTTAACTGGTGTTGGTGGTTTAACTTTTGCTGCAGTTTGAAAATCTTTTTCAGCGATAAACTTCTCATCTGGACTTTCTTTTGCTTCACCACCTTTTTGTTTTACAATACCAACAATACTTTGAACCGCTTCATTTAAGTCACGAGCAATACCAGGTAAAAGTAGAAAATTCTTTGCGATAACGCTGAAAGAATCCGCTAGATTACTTTGTTGTTTATCTTTATCTGTTACAAGTGTTGGTGACATTTATTATGTTCTTGCTAATAGGTTTAATAAGTCCATATTATATGTGTCGCCCACTTGTGGTTTATTTCCACTTCCCATAGAACCTGATGTATTATTTGTTACTGGTGCATTGAATAGTGAACCAATGTCGGCTGCTGATTCCATTCTTTGACCTTCAGAAATTTGTGATGATTTGGATGCAATATCTGAACCTAAACTTGGTGCTGATTGTGTTGGTGTAGGCGCAGTTGAACCGCCACCTAAAAGTGATGAACCCGAACCTGTTGTGTTTTCAGCTGCACCACCAGCCGATATTTTACCACTCAAAGCTTGAGTAGCTTTATCCATAGAACCTGAAAGTAATTTATCCCAACCGCCTTCTGGTCCTTGATTAAATTTATTTTGTGCAGTAGCTAATTGGTTTTTAACTGGATTAACAACATTCTTTTCATAATCTTCAGCACGGCCTAAACTATAATCACCTTTTGCATTAAGTTTTTTAATGTTTTGTAAATTACTTTCGGTGATTGCATTTAGATTACCTAATATGTTAGCTTGTTCTTTTCTATTTTTAGGTAAATCTTTAACAAGAGAAGTTGCCTTCTCCATATTTTTATTTACTTCTTCAACAACTTTATCTTTGGTTGGACCTAATTGTTTATCCACACCAGCAATAAAGTCTGTGGCCTTTTGCATTTCTTTTTGAACTTTTTCAGCTGTTCTTTGTGCTTTGAATTCACCAGCTGAATTTTCTTTTGCAGAACTCTTTGAATCTTTTTTGAATGGATAATATGGACCAAAACTCACATCTTTATTAATATATGGAATAGTAAATGAAACTCTTGGTATACCAACATTATTAGCAATCCAATCTTTCATTGAGTAATAGGTTTCTTTGATATTATCAATAATTGGTTCAACAGCATCACCAACATCTTTTATTAATTTGCGTAATGAATCTTCACCAAAAAGCCCAAAGGTAACGAAATCAAGCATTTTACCTAAACCTGTTATAAAGGCTTCAGATAAAGAACCTGTTTCTTTCCATTTTTCAAAACCAGCTGTGATGCCTTTCCATAAAGAGGCTAATATTGCACCGATAGCTAAAGTTTTACCTATGGTACCAATTAACATTTTAGGACTAAATGCACCAGATATGCCGCCAAGTAATCCTTCTTTTATAGAATCAACAATACCACCAAACATGCCGCCTGTTTTCGGTTTACCATCTGGTGGGCTTTCTTCACCGCCAGCTTTAACGGCTGTTGGAGAACCAGGAGTTTGTGATTTGAGTTTTTGTGCTTCTAATTGAGATTCTAAAGTGTCTTGTGATTTGAAAAAATCGCCTTGTTTGGATAAATCTTGTTGTTCTTCGGCTTTTCTTTCAATTCTCGCCAATTCAACAATGTTTTGGCGAAGAATATTCATATCTTTGGCTATACCAGGAAGAGCCAAAGAATTTCTTGCAATTGTTTCTATGAAATTAGAATCAACACCTTCTTTTGTTGGTGATTTTTCTTTTCTATACTTTGTGATACCCAACCTGCCACGAATCATGGCCGAAAAAATATCATCACCACCAAAAACACTTTTAACAAGGTTTTCTTTGGAGAACTTTTTACCTATATCTTTTTTGGTATCTTTGAAGATTTCTTTGGCAGAAGCACCAAGGCCTTTACCTTCTTCAATATCAGATAAGTATCTACTAGCAAAAGTTGATGCCATTTTTATCTATTTTTTCTCTGTTGTCGTTGTAATTCTAATCTTTCTTTTTCTTCTTCAAGGTGCCTAATTAATAAGCTAACATAGATATTTCTTTCCCAAGGAATCATTTGTTCAAGCTCAGATAAACTATACTTGTGATGTTGCATTAAAGCAAAGTTGGTCTGATAGTAGTTCCCTAGTGTATCATAACGAAAAATTAAACGAAAAAACTTTGTAGGCCTTTTATTTGGATATCCTCTTCATATTCACATTTTGGACATTTGAAATGGACATCTTTTTTAATTTCAGGCAAGGTGTCAAAGAACACTTTAATCTTTTCTAAATCTTTTTGTTGAAGGTTATCAACAAACTCAACCAACTCATCTTTTGAAGAATCTTTAGCATAATATATTTGGTCTTTGTCGTAAATATAATCAATACAGTCAACCAATACTGAAGACATAATGTCTGATTCAGTTTTATCTTCATATCTTTGAATCATATCAAAAGATGGATATTTGAGAACAACACCTAAATTATCTGTCAGTTGAATTTTATTTGTGTGGTTAGGATTCTTTGTAGGTTGAATTTCAAGTAAATTAACTTTGAAATCAACAACACCGGTACAAGCATCACTTTCACCTTTGTCATTTAGAACCACATTATTACATTTGTATTTCAAATCTACAATTTCTTCTACTGACCTAGCTCTTAAATTCATAAACAAGAATTCAAGGTCAAAAGTTGGTAATGAATCAACATCAATTTCATCAAGCACACAATTCTTTAATACTTGACGAATGACATTAACTGTTTCTTTAGGGTCACTAGATTCTGACGCCATTAGAAATAGTTTTTGTTCTTTGACCAAAAATGGTCTGAAACGGATTGTTTTGCCCGTTGAAATTAATTTAACTTCATGTATAGGCACATCTAGTTTAGGTAACATAATAACCTCGCTTTAATAATTAAAATGGTAATCTTGTAGCTGCTTTTCCAAAAGGCAATAATCTTGCACCAGCTGCTCCAAACAATGCGGTTGCAGCTGAAGCTAGGTTGTAAGTTCCTTCATATTGCACTCTTAAATATTGATATGCAAATTGAACTTGAAGTCTGTGGAATCCATCTTCACCCCAATTCAAAGCTTGTGGTGCTACACCAATAGGATAAGCGTCAATCAATTCAACTGCATAAATCTGTTTAATAAATTCATCATATTGTATAATTTTAATATTGGTCATATATCGTGAAGATTGACCTTTTGGAAACCGAAGATTGTTTGTGTCAGAAGGATGAATAGCTTCTAACCAACGGTCAAATAACTTTCTTTCATAGAAATCATTGGTACATAAAAATGTTAGTGTTGTATCCGCATATTGTGATTGGTAAGGAACCTTAAATATTGGACCATATATTTTTACATCAGCTGTTGCTAAAGTTCTTCCAGGCAATTCAGCACTTTCACATTGTAAAGCCAAATATCTTGAAACGGATGGATTAGATGATTTTGATTGTTCATCTTTGGCGCCTTGACGACCAAAAGCAGAACCAATAGCATCACTCACATCATTAAATACTGAATTGGGAAAATTTAATATTTTCTCAATCACAGAATTACCAACAAAGTTTCCAATGTATGTTGGTATAGGGAGAACAACTTCAAACCTTGATGGTTTAGCTAAGCCGTCTTTTGCTCTTACATTAGATAAGAATAAATTAGGTGAAAATGACATTAAAATTGTTCCTCTGATTCAGCGTGAACTTTATTGGTTGAAGCGCCAACAAAACTTTCCATTGGTAATAGAGCTGCGATATCCCATTCATCTGCTGTTATTTCTAAAAATCTTGATTGTATTTGACTGAACAAATATCTTTTGATGCACGGTGTCGCTTCAAACACTCTTGAAGCATTGGCTAGATACCTGTAATTCAGTCTTAATTTTGTTTTCTCATCATATGTGTTATTAGAGGCTGTTACACTCAATTTATCCAAAAGTGTCATACGATATTTTGGAGCAATATAGTGTAAGTTTAGTCCCAAGAAACCATCGTTATATGATTCAATCGGTATAACCAATGGAAATCTATCATAATAGGGCATCGTATCTTTTGTCTTTGGGTCATAAAAGTAAAAATACATCTTACCAATGACTGACGATTCTTTTAGTTTATTCCTGTCACTCATTAAAGCTGAACGGGTCGGTCTTAACTCTGCTACTTTAGATTGTAACCAAGCTCTCGCTTGATTAGAACGAGGAGCTAGTCCTTCTTTTGCTAAAGACGATTTGATACGGTCTATTAAATATGCCATCGTCTATTTATCTCAAATGCCAAGGTCTTTTTCAGTTAAAATCTTAAACTCCCATCCATGTTCTTTACAGAACAGGTCGGCAGCTCTCCATTTCTCCTGATTAATTGCATAAGTCATGGCTTCTTGGATAAATGTCTTTGTTTTGCGTTTTTGAGTTGGTTTCTTGGTTTGTTTCTCTGGTTTGACTTCAATGACCAGAGTGTTTTCTTTATTGTTAGTTTGCCTAACACGAACAATGAAATCTGGATAGTAACGGTGCATCTTTTGGTCAATAGGTGATTTGTAACGAATAGACAACTCCTCTGACGCCCACCAAAGAACATTGGGGTCAATATCTAAATGTTTCATTACTCTTAATTCCCAATTGGAACGATAGACGATATTAGCTGCATCGCCTTTGTATTTTGTTGGGTTTTTTGGTCTAAACCATCCTTTATATGACATAAATACTATCTATGCTAATTAACACAATTTACCTCTGGAAGTAAACATGTCCCTTTTCGGTTTCGGTGATATAACATTCAATAAACAAGACAGTAGAAGAAATGGTCCACTATCAGCACTTGAAGGTACTGATTTTGAGAAAAACACCTTTCGTTATCCAATAGATGTTGGATCAGCAGATAAGGGCCATTATATGGTCATCTATATTCGCCAACAAAGACATACAAGTTATGGAGGCAAAACGATAGGTGATAGTGCTATTCCAGTAACTAAAGGTTCTTCAGCCGCTTCTCAAACATTAGGTGCAAATATTGGAAACGCATCTGGTGCTTTTGGTGGTGGACTGTTGAGTAAAGTAAATGGCGGGCTAAATTCAATCAATTCATCCACAGGCGGAAAGTTTGCAAGCCTTACTAATGCAGCTAGTAAAAGTGTAAGTAGTGCTTTGGGTGGGTTGAATAGTGTCACTGGTAAAATTGGCAATTTATTTGGTCAAGCCTCTATCTTTAACGGCAATTCAGAATCAACCAAAGCGGTGATAGACACTTCTATTAAAAAGATTACTGGTGGCAGTTTAGGTTTCTTAAAAACAACCACGCTTACGAGTGATGCTATTGCGTTGTATATGCCCGACACATTAAATTATACTTATGCACAAGGATATGACCAATTACAATTGGGCGGTGAAATGACAGGACAAGCGTTAGCTGCTGGCGGTTCTATTGTTGAAAAAGTTAAAGCTGGCGATTACATGGGTGCGGGTAATGCAGCTGCAAAATCAGCTGCAGGTAATGTCCTCAAGGGTGTATCATCATTAGCTGGTGAAAATACAGGTCAAGCACTATTTACTGCGGCTACAGGCACAGTTCAAAATCCTATGCTTGAAATGATTTACAAGTCACCAAACTTCCGTCAATTTCAATTTGATTTTACATTTTATCCAAGAGATGAGAAAGAAGCACTAGAGGTTCAAAAGATTATTGAAAGACTTCGTTTCCATCAAGCACCAGAATTAGCAAGCGCACAAGGTTTCTTGATACCGCCATCTGAATTTGATATTAAATTCTATTATGGTTCTTCACAAAACCCAAATATACCACCAATTGCAACTTGTGTGTTAACCACAATTGATGTGAATTATGCACCTAATGGTTTTTCAGCTTATGAAGTTCCTGGTGAAAGCAATCCAGCTTTAGGTAGAACTGGTATGCCGGTTGCAATTCAAGTGCAATTACAATTCCAAGAAACAACTTACCTTACTAAAGCAGATTTTAGAAACGATAGACCTAAATCTGAAATGATGAGAAAATAATATGGCAAAGTTTTTTAATTACTATCCAAAAACATTTTATACAAGTAATACGAAATCAAGCGGTCTTGATTCTGTTACGAATATCATATCAAGGTTTGGTTTTGAAAAAGAGTTAAAAAATAACTCATCAGCTTTTTACAAATATCAAATTAAAGATTCTGATACGCCTGAAATTATTGCTTCAAAATACTATGATAATCCAGAAAGACATTGGATAGTTTTATTGTTTAATGATATTATTGATCCTCAATATGATTGGCCTTTAGAGAACAACACCCTTATAGAATTTATTAATACAAAATATACCGCCAACGGTGCAGCTAACACCACACCGGTTTCAGGTATTCAATGGGCACAAAGCACAAATAATACAAAAGCCTATTATAAGATTATCACAAGAACAGCATCTGATAGCACACAAATTGAAGAGAGGTTTCAAGTAGATGCTAACACTTATGCGAATGTTGCAGCCTCATCAACATCTTATACTTTAGATAGTGGTGCAACCGTTACTGAAACTATTTCAAAAGAAAAACAAACCTATTATGATTATGAAGTAGAAGTGAATGAATCTAAACGAGAAATTAAATTATTAAAAACAGAATTTGTTCCAGAAGTAGAAAAAGAATTCAAACGAGTTATTAAATTATGAGTGACTTAAAAGTCAAAAAGTCCACACAGTTTTTCATACATGAATTAACTTTAGTGACTAAAGCTGGTCCTGTTGACATTCAAAAGATATTTGAAGAACTGAATATTTACGATTCAATGTTTTTACCAGTAATGTCTGGTAATATTCTTATTCGTGATTCAAATGGCCTTTCAGGTAAACTCTTGTTTGATGGCTCAGAATCATTGCTGATTGATGTATCAAAAGATGAGAATTCTGATATTGGTAAGTTTCGTAAAGCATTTCGTGTTTATAAACAATCTGACCGTAAAAATGAAAATCAAAATAGTGAAACCTTTATTCTACATTTTGTTTCTGACGAACTCATGTTTTCAGACCAACAAAGAGTTAATCAAAACTTTGATTTAACATATTCGCAGATTGTTGAAAAGATACTATTTAATTATTTGAAAGTGCCACAAAATAATATTGGCGGTTTATATGAACCAACAAGTGGTGTTCGTAATGTTGTTATACCAAATTTAAGACCGTTAGATGCTATTGAATGGTGCGCCAAAAGAGCATTAGATAAACAAAATTCACCTAACTATGTTTTCTTTCAGAACCTAGTTGGATATAATTTTGTTTCATTATCAACGCTTCTAACACAGGATGATATATTAGATGTTAAATTTGAACCAAAGAACCAATCTAATAAAACATCTTTAGAAGAAATTAGTTCAGCTCGTCATCTTGAGGTGATTGCACAAAACGATTCTATTGAAAAAACAAGAAGTGGTGTTAATGCAGGTAAGTTTATGGGCTTTGACCCGATGACACGAACATTTGAAAAAAAGAATATTAGTTATGGTGACCACTTCTTAAATATGAAACACGGTAATGATAATCCGAATATAACGACAATGCAAAATCGTGATGGTCAAAAGAATGTTGAAGCATTTGATTCTAAAAAAGTTGTTAGTTTATTTGGTGCAGCTCGTCAATTAAGTAATTATATTAAACAATCTGACCCAACTTCATTAAGTAAAGTAGAATCACAAGAAAACTTTATATTTCAAAGAAAAGCTATATTGACTAACCTTATGGCTAAAAGAGTGAAACTTGTTATGCCTGGTAATTTTCAATTAACTTCAGGCTTCAATATTAACTTAACTGCACCAACATTTGGATTAAAAGAAAAAGGCGACACAAACGAAGACAAGAGTTTAAGTGGTAAATATGTGATTGTAGCTTCAAGGCACATTATTGGTTTTGATAAACACGAAACAATAATTGAAGTAGCTTCAAGTTCCAATAGTAACGATTTCATTCCTGCTGATAACCCATTACAAACAAGAGCGATGTTAGAATATTAATATGCAATATAACGAAGATACAAAAGATTTTGCTGGTAAAAACGGATTCATTTGGTGGGTCGGTGTGGTTGAAGATAGACAAGACCCATTAAAACTTGGCCGTTGTCGTGTAAGATGTATGGGTTGGCATGCAGATAATAAAATGCAACTACCGACTGAAAATCTACCATGGGCTATGCCTAGTCTTCCTGTAAATAATCCTCATCCGTATGCACCAAAAGAAGGTGATATGGTTTTTGGATTCTTTGTTGATGGTGAGAACGCACAAGAACCTGTTATCATTGGAGTGTTTCCAAGTATCCCATTGAAAGCGGGTAATCCGCAAGAAGCTTATTCAGACCCAAGAACAGGCGAAGCTCTCACTTCAGCGCCAGTTAAACCAAATGAAACACAAACGGTTTACCCAAGAAAACTTGACGAACCAACAACTTCACGCTTGGCAAGAAACGAAACCATAGATGATTCTATTGTATCACAAAAAAAGGCAAAGAAAGCCTCACGGGTAGAACCAGAGCCATATTACAATGCCACTTACCCATATAATAATGTATATGAGAGTGAATCAGGACACGCCCTAGAGTTTGATGACACGAAAGACAATGAAAGAATACACTTGTACCATCGGTCAGGTTCATATGTTGAATGGGGACCTGCTGGAGACCGTGCTGAACGCATCCAAAAAGACAAGTTTAGTGTGATTGTTGGTAACGATTCAGTTTATGTTCAAGGTAATGTTAATTTGTATGTGGACGGTAATGTAAATTGGAAAGTTGCCGGTGATTTCAATCTTACCGTAGGTGGTGCATTTAACGCAAGTGTGGGCAGTAAAACTGAAACTATTAAAGGTGATTCTAATATAAGACATAATGGCAACTATCATCGTTGGATTGGCGGTAACTTCTATGAAAGAAGACAATCTGGCAGAACGGACTTCTCATGTCCCGGTGATACAAGAACCGGCGGAACAGATTGCTCGGATGTTAATTCCGCTTCCGAGGTAGAATAAATAGAACATGGCTACAGTAGATATAGATAACGCAAGGGCTTTCAAAGATTTGGATTTGAATTTCACTATTCATCCAGTTAAGAAAGACATCAATACGCATAAGAATGAATATGCGATTATTAATGCAGTTAAGAATTTAATCTTAACAAATCATTATGAACGACCATTTCAACCAGAAATTGGTAGTAATATACGCCGTCTTTTGTTTGAAAATGTAGATGCTGTAACTGGCGCACAAATTGAAAGAGAAATCATTGAGACCATAGATAACTTTGAGCCTCGTGTTCAAACATCTAAAGTGACCGTAGTGGCGGATCCAGATAATAATGGTTTCAAAGTAGAATTAGAATTCTTTGTGATTAACAATCCAAACCCACTAACAATTAATTTTTTCCTAGAGCGAATTAGATAAAATGGCAGACCGTTTAAGAATATCAGAACTTGATTTTGATACAATCAAGACAAATCTAAAAACATTTCTGAATCAACAAGCAGAATTCACCGACTATGATTTTGATGGAGCTGGTTTGAATGTTCTTTTAGATATACTAGCATATAACACCCATTATAATGCTTACTATCTTAATATGGTCGCTAATGAATCTTTCTTGGATACAGCGTTATTAAGAGATTCAGCTGTATCACATGCTAAAACATTAAATTATGTTCCTCATTCAACACGAGCTCCAGTAGCCGTTATTGATTTTTCAGTAGAATCAAATACAACTACTTCAGCCACCATGACATTGAATGAAGGATTTTCATTCTTATCTAATCAAATTGATTCTAAATCTTATAACTTTGTGGTATTAAATGATGTAACTGTAACAAAATCAAACACGGAATTTGTATTTGAAAACCTTGAAATCTATGAAGGTCAACTTGTTACCTATAATTTCACACATAATGCAGCTACAAATCCAAAACAAATATTTACATTACCTGATGCTAATATAGACACAACCACATTAAAAGTAACTGTTGCACCAAGTGTGGGTAATACATCAACTTCAGTTTATAATAAAGTGACAGAGATATTAGATGTTGATGCTTCATCTGAAATATTTTTCTTACAAGAAGAACGAAGTGGAAAATACCAAATTTATTTTGGTAATGATGTTGTTGGTAAATCTTTACCCGATGGTGCATCTGTGACAACAACATATTTACTCACTAATGGAACAGCCGCAAATAAAGCAAATAATTTTGTAGCAACAGCCACATTAACCGATTCATTAGGTAATTCACAAACAAACTTTACAATTACACCTGTGAGTGCAGCTGCTGGTGGAGCTGACCGTGAATCTGTGGATGATATTAAGTTTTCAGCTTCAGCACAATTCTCAACACAAAATCGTTTGGTCACATTCAAAGATTATGAATCATACATTCTAAACAATTATCCAAACCTTGATTCTGTTTCTGTTTGGGGTGGCGAAGAAAATATTCCTCCAGTTTATGGCAAAGTATTTGTATCATTAAAACCATCAGCAAATTATTTCATATCTGAAACGGAAAAACAAAGAATTATTGATGAAATCATTTCACCAAAATCTATCGTAGCGGTTCAAACTGAAATATTGGATCCAGAATATCTTTATCTTATTGTTGAAAGTACCGTTCAATATGATACTAAAAAAACAACCAATTCTGAAACCGCTATCAAGCAAGCTGTTCGTAACGCTATTTTAACTTATCGTGACCGAGAATTAAATAAATTTGATGCTCGCTTTATTCTTTCTAAACTACAAGATGATATTGATGGAACAGACACGAATGCTATTCTTGGTTCAGAAACGATTGCTCGTGTGCAAAAAAGATTTCAACCGAATCTTGGTGTAAGTCAAGCCTATACAGTTAATTTTAATGTGCCATTACATCGTGGTACTATTTCAAATAAATTAGTATCAACGGAATTTGTGGTAAATGATACAAACGGCATAGCAAGAACAGTTACTTTTGAAGAAATACCGCAATCATATTCAGGTATATCTTCAATTTCTATATCAAATCCTGGTACAGGTTATACTACTACACCAACAGTTACAATTACTGGTGACGGTTTAGGTGCTACTGCTACCGCTACAATTGTTAATGGTTCAATTCAAAGTATTGAAGTAACTAATCGTGGTATTGATTACACTCGTGCTATTGTTACAATATCTGGTGGTAATGGATACGGTGCAACTGCAACGGCCGTGATTGATGCAAGAACTGGTGCATTAAGAACCATTTACTACGATACTAATGCTGAAAGACAAATTGTTGATTCAACAGCTGGTACAATTGATTATGATACCGGTGTGATTACTGTTAATGACATCAATATTCGTTCACTAGATACTGATGATGGTTTGATTCGTTTATCTATTGAATCAGAAAAAGGAATTATACAATCGGTTCGTAATACAATCATTACGATTGATGAAGACGATCCTACATCTATTGTAACAACACTTGAAGTTATTTAATGTCTGACTTAAAAACCTCACTACTTGTTAATCGCCAAGTTCCAGAGTTTATTCGGGAAGAATATCCCCTATTCATTACATTTTTGGAAGCTTACTATGAATACCTTGAAACAAAACAAGGTTCTGAACTTAATGATTTAACAGCTAAAGCAAAAGATTTAAGATACCTCTCCGATGTGGATTCATCTATTGATGATTTTGAATCTAACTTCTTTAACAGTTATGCTTCACTCATACCAAAAGATGTTCAGGTTGACAAAGCTTTCCTTATTAAAAATGTTTTACCTTTATACTTGTCAAAAGGTTCAGAAGGCGCATTTAAGTTATTATTCAGAATGCTCTTTAATGATGAGGTTGAAGTTCTTCTACCAAAAAATAATGTATTAAGAGCTTCAGATGGTAAATGGACAATTGATAATGTTCTTCGTATTGAAACCGATATACGAAGTATCTATATTGCCAAAGGTAATAATTCTGTCAACGCTGTTGCTTCAGGTAACACTACATTCTTATTAGCTCAGCAACCAACTAATGGTGACATTTCAGTTTATGTGAATGATGTATTAAAAACTGAATTAACTGATTATTATTTCCGTAAAGAAACTAAAAAACTCATATTCTATACAGCACCTTCAGCTAATTCTGAAGTTAAAATAGTTTATTCTGATTTTAATATTGAGTTACTGAATAATCGTAAAGTAACAGGTGTAACTTCTGGTGCAACAGCACTAATTGAAAAAGCTACAAAGAGAATTATTACTGACCAATTAAACCTTGGTTTCCCATTTGAATTATTCATTAATGAAAAAACACTTCTTGGTTCATTTGAACAAGGTGAATTAGTTGAAACCGATGTAATTGCTGATGATGGTTCTCTCATCACATTAGAAGCCGATACATTCTCCTTTGTCAATCGTATTAATATTATTCAAGGCGGCGCAAGTTATAATGTGGGTGATGTTGTTACAGTTACAGGCGGTGGAGCTGAAGAAGATGCTACTGCAATCGTTGAAGATGTTGTTGAAGGATATATTGATGCTATTGTAGTCAATTATGGTGGTGCTGGTTTTGCTGATGGTGGTGATATTATCGTATCAGGAATTGCACCTCTATTATTAGACCTTGCGATTGACGGTGTTGATGCAACAGGTGTGGCTAATTCAACATCAAACACCTATACAGTCAACAATGATGTCATAGAAACTTACGCTAACACACTTATTTCTGCCTCTGATTATGGTTTTCCAAGCACAATTATTCCTGCTGGTGAAAATGTAGCTACTGTAATTGCTGATGCTTTAACTTCTTTAGAATTAACAGGCCTTGGTCCAATTACCAATGTGATTGTTCTTTTCTCTAATACTAACACAACAATTTCACCAACACTAGATGCTTTTGGTGCAACATATACAGCTGGTAATAATACATTCAGTATTAAAACAAATGGTTCAGTAGGCCGTATTAAAATTAATAATGGTGGAACAGGATATGCCGTTGGTGAAGAAATCATTTTTGGTTCTAATCCAATAGGAACAAATGGTCGTGGTGCAGCTGCAACTGTCAAATCTGTATTAGCTAACGGACAAATTACACAGATTGAAATTCAGCCATCAAGAATCACAGGAACAGCCAATATCTTAAATAATACATCTGAACTTATTGGTACAGGAACAAACTTTGGCACAGACATCAGAGTTGGTGACAGAATCATTATTAATAATGAAAGTCGTTACATCAATTCAATTTCAAATGTTACTCATGCAAATGTAAATGTGAACTTTACTTCTACTGCCACAGGTAAAAAAGTAGGCCGCTATGGAGTTTATCCTATTGGTGGTGTAAGTTATACACAAGGTAATTTCCCAACAGTTTCAGTATCAACTATTTCTGGTGTCAATGCAAACATTGAAATTACATCAACAATGAGTAATGGAGAAACATTAACACCATTTATTGGTAATACACAACCTGGTCAAATCGTAAGTATCAAAGTATTAAGTGGTGGTTCTGGATATGAATATATCCCACAAGTTGATTTGACTGGTATTGGTAACGGATTAGCTACTGCAAATGCACAGATTGAAGCTGGTTATATAACTCTACCTGGTCGTTGGACAACTTCAGATTCTATTCTTTCTACTTCTGAAAGAAAATTACAAGGTCGTGATTACTATGTGGATTATTCTTATGTGACATCTTCACTTACAGAATTTGCAAAATACAAAGCTATATTAAAACAACTCATGCACCCAGCTGGTTTCATAAACTACGCTGACTTGAATGAGTTTGCAACAATTACATCAAATACAATTACAATTTCAACCACATCAGCCAATACGATTTCTGGTACTGTAGCTATTACAAACGGTTCTATCTATGTAAATGGTACTAACACTAAATTTAATGTGGCTAATACAAGAGGCACTCTTACTGTTGGTGACAATGTGTCTGTTAGTGGTGTAATTAGAACAGTAAGTAACATCATAAGTAATACAAACCTTGCGGTTTCAGTTGCATTTACTTCAAATGCAAGCGCACAAACTCTTATTATATTGACATAAATAAAGACCATGCCATCAATAACTACTAAAAAACTAGGTTACAATAACGCCAAACTGTGGCGTAATGCCTTATACAATTCAGGTGCAACCGATCCTGTCCTTTATATCTTTATAGGCAATCATGTTCCATATGCAAATGAAGCTTCGCCAGATTCTATCGTAGATACGGTTGATGCTGAAAAAGATGTATGGGATAACATGTATGCAGCCAAGAAACTTACTGCTAATGATATTGAATTAGTTATTCCTAGGGTTAATTGGTCAGGCAATACTAAATTCCGTCAGTATGATGACACTATCACTATTGACAATCTATTAAGTGCCAATACATCGCAAAATCTAAAACCGATGTATATCATTACCACAGAGCGTAATGTTTATAAGTGTATGTCTAATAATGCTTCTGCTAATTCAACAGTAGAGCCAACAGGCGACTATTCAACTTCAAATGGTAATATTGCTACTGCCGATGGTTACATTTGGAAATACATGTATAATGTTAAACCATCAAACAAATTCTTAACAACTGATTGGGTTCCAGCGCCATCATCAACAAATCAATTAGATTACAATGTAGATAATACAGGTGTGGTTGATGGTGAATTGACTTCTATTGTGGTGACTACATCTGGTACAAACTACCGTCAAGCCTCTAATGTGCTTGTGAATGGTTTCACTTCAGGTCAAACAACACTCACTTTAGCCAATACTGCTCGTATTTTACAGATTTTCAATGTGACTGCACTTGCTAACCTTGCTAACATGGCTATTTCTGGCACAGGTATTGCAGCTGGCACATACATTAGTAATACTGCAAATGCTACAGGTGTTTTAACACTTTCTACTGCTACAACGGCTTCTGGTGGTAATACAAATAATATGACCATTTCAACCAGAGTTTATATTGATGGTGATGGAACAGGTGTGATTGCATCAGCTACACTTTCAAATACAACTTCAGGCGTATCATCAGCTAATGCGAATGTTTCAAAGATTACAGTTACCACAATCGGCACAGGATACTCAAGAGCTAATGCTTACATCTACGGTTCAGGAACAAATGCGACTGCTCGTGTGATTCTTTCACCAAAATATGGTCATGCTTATAATCCTGCAAAAGAATTAGGCGCTTCAAACATTATGACAGCCTCTCGTATAGGTGAAATTGATTCTACTGAAGGTGGGTTAATCTCATCAAATACTTCTTTCCGTCAGTATGGACTTCTTGCCAATCCGCATAAATACGGTAATACTTCGGCAGTAACCCAATCAACAGCCAATTCTGTGATTTCACAAACAACAGACTTAACGCTAGTTGCAGGTTCAAGTTATACTTTAGACGAATATGTTTACCAAGGAAGTTCAGCAAGTGATGCTTCTTTCTATGGTTATTTGAACGCTCAAACATCTAATGAAGTTCAAATAAGTAAGGTTCAAGGAACAGTAACAATTGGTCTTCCATTGGTTGGTGCAACATCTGGTGTGTCCAGAGTTGTGATTACTAAAACCAATCCAGAATTCCAACCATATAGTGGTGATATTCTTTATGCCGAGAATATTGTTAAAACAGAACGAGAAGATGGCCAGGCAGAAAATATTAAATTTGTTGTTAGATTTTAGAGGAAATAAATGAGTATCAATACTAATTTTAATGTGAACCCATATTATGACGACTTTGATGAAGATAAGAAATTTCTTCGCATGTTGTTCAAACCTGGTTATGCTGTTCAAGCTCGTGAATTAACTCAACTTCAAACAATCTTACAAAAACAAGTAGAGCGTTTTGGTAATCATGTATTCAAAAACGGTTCTGTGGTTTCTGGCGGCACAACATTTTTACAAGATGCTACCTATCTAAAATTAGATTCAACATATGCTGGCACAGCAGTTACTGCCAATAACTTCATTGGCGCTACAATTGTTGATTCTGTTTCTGCACCAACAAAACGAGCAGAAGTTATTAAAGTCTATGATGCTGATACAGGCACAGGTGACCCTAAAACTCTATTAGTAAAACAAATCTTCGGTACCGCATTTACACCTGGTGACACCATTTACACTTTTGAAGCATCACCAACAACAGCTAATATTTCAACATCTGGCGTAGGCACAGGTCAAATATTCTCTGTTACAGAAGGTGTTTACTTCTATGATGGTTTCTTCATTCAAAATGATGCACAAACTATCGCTACATCAAAATATTCTAGCACAACAGCTAATGCAAGAATTGGTTTTGAAATCACAGAATCAACAATCACATCAAGTTCAGACACTTCATTATTAGACCCAGCGCAAGATGCTTCTAACTACCAAGCTCCAGGTTCTGATAGATTTAAGATTAATTTAACATTAGCTACTCGTAGTTTAGATTCTACCGACACAACACAGTTTATTGAATTAGCTCGTGTTGAATATGGTGTTCTTACTCGTAGTTATCGTTTCCCAATTTACTCTGTGCTTGAAGATACTTTAGCACGAAGAACATATGATGAATCAGGTAACTACACAGTTCGCCCATTCCAAATCTCATTACAAACAAACACATCTAATACAGCTAACATGGATGTTATCCTATCTCCAGGTAAAGCTTATGTGTTTGGTTATGAATATGAAACGATTGCACCAACAACACTTACAATCGCAAAACCTCGTGATACAGATTCAGTAGCTAATAAGAGAATTACTGCTGACTATGGTAACTTCGTTTATACGAACGGCCACTATGGTTCATTCCCAATTAATAGTTTAACGACTGTTGATTTGCATTGTGTACCTAACGCTTCTATTAATTTAACATCAACAGCTACTATCACAAATACTAAAGTTGGTACAGCTCGTGTTAAATCTATTTCATACGATTCTGCTGCTAATACAGCTGACGCATCAACATACGAATATAAAACATATCTTTTTGATGTAAGTATTGGTTCTATTACAGGTACAATTAATACCGCAACATCAAGTTCAGTTACGATTGGTAATGTAACTGCTGGCCAAATTTATTCATCTGTTACCGATGCTTATAAGGGTGCTAAACTTCGTATTACTTCTGGTCCAGGTTCTAGTGAATCACCAAAAACAATTACAGGATTTACTTCTGCTACACAAACATTAGCTTTGGCAGAAACTTTTGTTACAACACCAAATAACACATCTGTATTTGCAATTGACTTTGAGTTTAATGATGTAGATTCTATCGCTACATTCTCAAGCACAACAAGAATTAATACTGCTGATATTGATTCTCGTTCTAAAGATGCAGCTTCAACTTATACTGACGCTTTCTTAACCGATTCAAGATATGAACCTACTATATTCTCATTAGGTCAAGAATATATTACACAAAATTCTATTGCTGATTTCTCATTCTCATATCGTAGATTATATGAAAGCCAAACATTTGTATCTTCAGATTCACCAGCGTTATCAGTAAGTTCTGGTGAAAGTATAGCTTCTGCTACATCTACTTCAGCGATTGCAACAAATTATCAAGTGGTCGTAACAAGTGCTGGTACATCACCTTATACTGTGGGTCAAACTGTTCCTGCTGATAAGATTACATCTGTCAATACAACAACTCGTAAATTGACTATTACCAATGCTAATAACATGACTGCAAATATTATTGCAACGATTGACTTTACATTAGCTTCTGGTAGTCCAGCAAAAACAAAAACATTAGTATCAGCAAACGCAACAGTTCAAACAACTGGCGGTGAAGACATATTTGCCAACTCATCTGTTTTAGTATATGCTTCACAAGGTCAAACAACAATTGCAAACACATTCGTTGTTAAAACACCAGATACAGCTCAATCATTATATGTTTCAGATGTCATTGAAATTGTTGGTGTATATGATTATAACGGTGCTGCTGTGGCAAACACAGGTTACACCGATGTAACTTCAAAATACTCATTTAATAATGGTCAAAAAGATTCTTACTATGACCATGCGTATATTAAATTAAAACCAGGTCAAACACCACCAGCTGGTCCATTGGTTGTAAGATATAACCTTTATACATCATCTGGCGCTGGATTCTTTACAGTTGATTCATATCCAAATTATGCAGCAATACCAGCATATACATCACCAACTTCAGGTAATGAATATGATTTGCGTGATAGTTTAGACTTTAGACCTGTTCGCAGAAATGCAACAGCCGCTATTGGTTCTGCCGTTCAGTTTGATGTAGATTCATCAACAACTGGTCCAAAGATTCCAGAAAACGGTTCAGACATTTTATTAGACTATAACTATTATTTACCTAGAATAGATAAAGTCGTTCTTCATAAAAATAGAACTTTTGATGTCATTAAAGGATCATCAGCTCTTAATGCTGTGCCACCAAAAGACAAAGATGACACAATGAATCTTTATGTTTTGCGTGAACCAGCTTATGTAGCTAACACAGGTGACATTCAAGTCCAATATGTTAATAATCGCCGATACACCATGCGTGATATTGGTACAATTGAAAAGCGTGTTGAAAATCTTGAATACTACACTTCATTGTCATTACTTGAACAAGATGCTCTAAACAAACAAGATTTAACTATTCTTGATACTACAAACTTACCAAGATTTAAGAATGGTATCATTGTAGATTCATTCAAAGGACATTCTGTAGCTGATGTAACTTCAGCAGAATATCAAGCCTCTATTGACCCAAGATACCAAGAGTTAAGACCATCATTCAATGTAACATCTCGCATGCTTACATTTGATGCAGCTAATTCTTCATCATATCTACAAACTGGTCCATTTGTGACAGTTTTGGCTTCTAACACAGCTTTTGTAAGTCAACCATTAGCATCAAAAACAATGAACATTAACCCATTCAATGTGGTTAATTACCTTGGTAAAATTACGCTTAATCCACCAAGTGATGTTTGGGTTGATACAAGTAAGAAACCCGATGTTCTTGTAAATATAGGTGGTGATAAAGATGCTTGGGAATTAATTTTAGGTGCAACAAACGCTTCAGGATTTACTACTGAATGGGGTTCATGGGAAACTGTTTGGTCAGGAACTCCAACTACAACTACTCAATTTATTGGCACAGGTCGTATTCCAGATAGAAATGTTAATAGAACGACAACAACGATTCAAGAAAGACAAACTCGCACTGGTGTAACTTCTACCGTTTCAACAGAAACCATCACACAGTCTATTGGTGACCGTGTAGTGGATGTTTCTGTTGTTCCTTACATGAGGTCAAGAAGTGTATTATTCACCGCCTCTGATTTCAAACCAGATACCGTATTATATCCATTCTTTGATAATACAACTGTTGAGAAATATGTAGCTCGTGCAAATAGATTTATTCTTGCTGGTAATGGTCTAAATTATAGAACAACAACTTCTAATACTGAAACAGTTACCGTTTTCAATAATGCAACAGCTACAACCAACGGTTCTGCTATTATTGTTAAAACATCTAACACTTCAGCGTTTGTTGTCAATATTACACCAACAACATCATTTAATATTGCTAACGCTAACTTAATTGGTTCTTCAACATCAACTAGCACAAGAATTTCTGGTTATGAACACTATTCAGGTTTAGTTGGTGCAGCTACATCAAGCACAATCACATTAGCAATTGATGCTACTGGCGCTAATAATGAAGTTCTCTACGGCAATACTGCAAATAGTAATATCATTTCTATCGTAGGCGGTACAGGTGCGGGCCAACAAGCAACCATTTCTTCATACAACGCTTCTACACGAATTGTAACTATTTCTGGCACATGGTCAACTACACCAGATACTACATCTACCTATTCTATCGGGCGTTTAACAACTACTCGTGCCGGTGATGTGGCTGGTATTTTCAATATACCTGCAAGCACATTTAGAACAGGTGAAAAACTATTCCGCTTAATTGATTCATCTACTGGTGATGTTCCTTCATCAACCACAAACGGTGATGCTTCATTCTATGCACAAGGTCTATTACAAACGACAGAAAATACAATCGTATCTACCGTTGCGCCGACAGTTCAAAGAACATCTGTTAATGACACTCGTGTAACCACAACAACAAGTGTCAATGATGTTCCTGTTGCTGGTTGGTGGGATCCATTGGCACAAACATTCTTAATTGCACCGGCACAACATCCACAAGGCATCTTTATTGACAAACTTCGTGTGTGTTTCAAATCTAAGCATGATACTGCACCAGTTACATTACAATTAAGACCAACAGTTAATGGTTATCCATCATCAACAACTGTTTATCCATATGGTTCTGTAACACTTACACCTGATAAAGTTAATGTGACTGATTCACCTGATTTAGATGACGCAACCAAATATACAGAGTTTGTATTTGACGCACCAATCTATATGTTACCTGGTGAACACTCATTCGTATTGTTATCTAACTCAAATGGTTATGAGGCTTATGTAGCTGAAGTTGGTAAACTAGACTTGGTATCTGGTTTACAGATTTCTGAGCAACCATATGGTGGTTCATTCTTCCAATCACAAAACGGTTCTACATGGTCAGCTGACCAAAACCTTGACATCATGTTTAGAATTTACCGTAAAGTGTTTAGCACAACACCAGCAACTGCACAGTTCTTGGTTGATAAACCAAGTTCTAATATAGCATTTGATTTGGTTGATTTAATTAGTTCTGAAGTAAGTATGGCTAATACTTCAGTTTCATATACATTCTTGTCTGAAAAATCTACTGGTGGTTTAACATCTTACAAAGCAATTAATCCATTAGAAGATTATACAATGAATGATGGCGATGGACGCCGTGTGTTAAATCCAACCACAGGTAATACTTCATTTATTGTTAAGGCTGCAATCTCAACATTAAATACAGATATTTCACCAATATTAGACATTACTCGTTTTGGTGGCATCTTTGTTGATAATACAATCAATGATTTACCATTATTGAATTCAGGTTTTGTAATCGCAAATACTGGTACAGGATATGCTAACTCTGCTGATGT